CTACCCGTAGCACCTGTAGCTCCAGTTGCTCCGCTAGCTCCTGCACCTGTCGCACCAGTAGCACCTTCACTACCCGTAGCACCTGTTGCTCCAGTTGCTCCGCTAGCTCCCGCACCTGTCGCACCAGTAGCACCTATATCTCCAGTGACACCTGTAGCTCCAGTTGCTCCGCTAGCTCCTGCACCTGTCGCACCTGTCGCACCTGCGGCACCAGTAGCACCTGAAGCTCCGCCTGTAGCAGTGCTCCAATATACTACACCGTTGCCGTGTGTAGTCAATACCTGAGTCGCTGTACCACCTGTAATTCTAATGTTTCCTACTGCGCCTAAGTTAGCATTCAACGCCACTTGCAATCTATTGGCAGTAACAACTTGTGTAGATTGATTGAAAGTGAATGCAGGATTTCCTGCAAATGTGCCATTTAAGTTATATTGTACATGTGTGTTACTACCACCTGGACCTACAGTAACGCTAGTAGCACCTGATGTACCCGGTGGAGGTGTTATTATGATATTAGTAGGACTTGCGGATATTAATATTCCGCCTAGATTTATTGAGTTTCCTGATAGGTATATTTCTCTCCAACGATGTGTAGCGTTACCTAGATCATATGCAAGATCAAGATCAGGAATCAATGGGCCTGTAATAAAGCCATTTACATTTAAGTTTCCTATATTAGCATTGTCAACCGCAAGTTCTTTTGTTGCAGGATCAAATGTAAATGCTGGGTCAGCACCTAATAAATCAAATCCTCCAGGTGCATTAGGTCCTGTATTATATTGAACTTCTGTGATATTACCCGCAGCAGTCTCAAATACTAGTGTGCCCCAGGCTAGATTTCCGGCACCATCAACTGTGACAAGAACATCTATAGGATTACCACCCGATATTCTTACATTTGCATTGCTGCCTAAATCAGCCAAGTTTGACGATCCGAAATCAAATACGCTTAGTGCATTTACATTGCTTATAGAGAAATCATTGCCGTCAATATTTGCTGTTAGATTGCCATCAAATGTGCCAGTAGCACCTGTCTCACCAGTAGCGCCAGTTGCACCACCTGGACTACCTGCAGGACCTGTAGCCCCTTCTGCACCAGTTGCACCAGTAGCACCACCTGGATCACCCTGTAGACCAGTTGCACCAGTAAGACCGGTAGCACCTGTAGCACCTAATCCTGTAGCGCCGGTTAATCCTTCACTTCCTGTCGCGCCTGTCGCGCCTATACCGGTAGCACCCGTAGCTCCCGTTTGTCCTGTTGCACCTGCAACACCAGTAGCACCCGTCGTACCTGCACCAGTTGCACCTGTTGATCCTACAGGGCCTGTACTACCTGTGTCTCCGGCTGAGCCAGTCGCGCCAGTTGCACCACCAGGATCACCTGCAGGACCTGTAGCCCCTTCTGCACCAGTTGCACCTGTCGCCCCCTCACCAGTAGCACCAGTTGAACCAGTTAGACCTGTGCTACCAGTTGCTCCGGTAGTGCCTATATCGCCAGTTAGACCAGTAGCGCCAGTTAGACCAGTAGCGCCAGTTAGACCAGTAGCTCCATCTGGACCGGTCGATCCTGTAGCACCTTCTGGGCCTGTTGAACCAGTAGCTCCAGAAGCACCTATACCAGTAGCACCGGTCGGTCCAGTCAAGCCAGTCGCGCCGCTATCTTTAGGTACCCAAGTTAAATTTCCTAAACCATTAGTTTGAAGCACATACGTATCTGTGCCACCTAATATTTTAACGTTGGCAACATCACCTAAGTTTGCTATACCATTAGTTATTATGATATTACCGGTTACAGCAACATTGCCGTTAGCAGCATTAGCTGTTAATGTATTTCCTACATTTAAAGAGTTTGCTATAGTAGTGTTTGCTTTTAAATCAACAAATAATGTCTGGCTAGAACTATTGACTAGTGCGGTTGATCCGCCATTACCACCTACACCTATACCTAGTGTTGATGATTGTACTTGAACTTGTGCTAGGTTAGCACTGATTAATACATTTCCTGTTGGACTACTAACTGTGATACCTGGTTGTGGTATCTTATTGATAGATTTTACAGCTTGCGCTTGTTGGCCAGCATATAGTTCATTAAAGTTATCTTGGACTTTCTGAAACGCAGTTCGTATCGCATCTGCATCTGGATCGTCTGGAAATGTACCGAAATCAATATTCTTTTGAGCCATTTGTTAAACTACCATTAATGTTGTATTTATCGTTTTATGAATACAAAAGAAAATGCCCGGGCTAGCCGGGCATTCCTTGTCGGGTAAGTTTTAGTAACTTACTTTAATAGACCTGCTAATCTCTTCCAAGCTACAACATCTTCATCGCCTGTACGAGCATTTTGTCCTGCAATGACAGGAATAGTTGTTTGACCAGTTGATTTAGGTTTGTTTAATCCACCTGAGATCACCTTAGTCATAAACTCAATATCTTGTTCGAATGCAGTATCTGTGCCTTTTTGTCCTGCGTTATTAGCCCATTCATCAAGTTGTTCTTGTTTGTCGCTAACACTTGATTCACCTGATCCAGGACTATTATCTACTGTCTCTTCGCTAGCTTCACCACCGTCACCGCCTTCGTTGACAGTATTAGTTTTGTTTTGCTGTGCTGCTTTTGCTAATGCTGAATCTTCTGCTGCTTCTGCATTTTCATCTGCTGCTGTTTCTGCTTGTTCATCTGCACCTGCACTATCTTCTGCTACTTCAAATTCCATTTGATCTTCTGTTTCTACTTCATCAACTTTTTTGTTTTCGCAACCGCACTCAGCCTCTGCCATGCCGTGAACCTGACATGATCCGCCTTGTTCTTCCTTATAATCTTCACCGTCTACACCTACTTTCTGAAGTAGTGCAGCCATGTCTGGATTATCGCTACTGAATTTTGGTCCGCCGTAATCACTTACTGATGTGACCACTGCTGCTGGTTCACCGTGTGCTGCTTCTGGACTATCACCGCCCATACCGCCTAATCCAACTTGCTTGATGAAAGCTAATAACTTGCCTGCATCATCGTCGCTAGCTGTAACACTTACGCTATCAGGCGCACCCTGCTGACCAGTTGACATGCTTACGCTCAATCCTTCATTAATGATACCTTCGTTTAATAGATCATCTAGTTGTTTATCTAGTGATTCAAAAGCATATTCTTCTAGGCTTGAAGTATCTTTGAATGTCTTATCACCTAACTTAAATGTTCCACCTGGTGGAGTTGATGCGAGTTTACCGGTAAATGCATTACCTTCGCCCATATCATCTTCCATTGCTGGCATTGCTGCATTTGCCATACCTGGAACAGTCGCTGGTACATTTTCACCCATACCAATGATTGGCTTATTCTTGATGCCCATTCCATAGCATTCATCAAGACCCTCTACGAATCCTTTATGATAACGTCTGTGTTCTTCACTGCCTTCGTTATAGCGGCATGAATAACCATGCTTGCTTAGACCATGTGATTTGCCTTCGTGATAGGCTGCTTCTAATGTGTTCATAGCTTCATGTACCTTCTTTTTCTTTTTGGCATCTTGTGCTGCCTTTTTCATTGATTCTTTCTTATTACCATCTTTATCTAAATCTATAAAGTCTGGTTTTGCTTCTAAAACTTTTGCATTTCGTCCTGCACCTAGACCTGCACCCATATCTACTTGGTCGCTTGGTCTTTCTGCTTCATTTGTTTTCTTTTTCTTTTCTGGAAGACCTTTGTGTTTAGTCTTTGCAAAATCTTTGACATCGCCTTTCTTCATGGACTTAGCAACATCACCAACAGCTTTACTTGCTGGCTTCTCACCTTTCTGTGCTGCATGTACCATGCCCATGAACTTTTGTTGAGCCTTGCTTACTGCCTTTTCATTTACTTTGATAGCACCGCCTGCTTTTGCAGCATTAGCAGCATGTTCAGGTGATCTGTTTACTGATTTAGGATTACGCACACTTGATGGGTATTTTTCGATCTTACCGATCACGCCGCCCTCTTTTGCTGCACGTTCACTACCATATGGACCATGATATTGATTTGTTTTCTCGTTCTTGACCCAGTAGTTTGGTTTGTCAGCTTCATCTAACTTATCGTGCTGTGCGCGAATCTGTGCCATCTTTTCTTTGCTTGCGCCTTCACGACCTGCTTTACGTAATGCATCCATACCTGCTTTGCCGTATTTTTTATTACCGAGATAGGCTTGTAGTCCACTCTCTTCAACTTCTTCTTCTTTTATCTCTGTACCGGCTAAACTCATCTCGCCTTTGCCGATACTTTGTTTAATCTGTGAAGCAAGTTGTGGATTAGTCACTGTACCTAATGTTTTATTACCTTGTTTGATTACTTGTGTTGTTGATTTTGCAGGAACAACTTGTATCTGTTCTGCTTCATTAACTATTTCTTTGCCAACAATCTCAATCCAATCTTTCAAAGATTTCTTTTTCTTATCTTTCTTGTCATCGTATTCGATATCTTTAGTTACTTTTTTACCAGCCTTTTCAGCTTTCTTGTCATCTTTGCCCTTGTGACCTTCATCATATTCAATGTCTTTGGCAACTTTCTTACCTGCCTTTTCAGCCTTATGATCTTTCTTGGCAGTTGATTCTTTCTTTGCTTCTTCTATGATATCTAGTTCAGCAATCTTTGACAGAATGTCTTTAAATTCCATGATTATTTCCTCTTATACCATCGCGCCAGTCTTTGGTTTAGCTGGTAGTTTAATGTTTGATATCGGACTTTTTTGACCTTTATTGTCTACATAAGTCTCGGGCTTGAATGGGTCGAATGCGATAGGAGTCTTTTTTGCATCAAACTGCATTTCCATCTTATCTTCTTTACTATTATCTTTAATAGTATTGAGATATGAGTTACCGTAGTCTTTGCTAGCTTTCTTTGCTGGATCACCTGCGTCCTCCATCTCAGCATGTGTGAGTACTGGACTATGATCCATTTGGTTCTCATATTGCTTGTTCTCTTCATCAATACTTTCATCATATTTTGTATCGACTAGACGTACCATGTTGACGTTATATCCTAATAACTGTGCCATCTGTTGTACCATTGGCTCAGTGCAAGGATAACGAAACTCGCATTTTAAAATAGTTACAGGTTCATTACTAAGATTAGGAAATCCATATGGTGATTTCTGAATAGGTGTAGTTACTGGCTTGCTTATGTTGACAGGTTCAAACTTTTTAAGATTGTATGTAAACAAATCTAAAAAATTCTTATCTATCTCACCAGCTATCTTGATGGTGACATTATAAGTGTGCAAGCTCTCTACGATGTAATGTTTAAGACTTTTCATAGCATATATTCCCGTATCTAATATTTATCATTGTCCGTTGTTTTTACCCATGAGTGCTTTAAGCATCTCGTTACGATCAAGAGCTTTAGCTTCACCTACAGGAGTAGCTTCTATCTGCTCTTCTTTACTAGCAAGTTTCTGATCTAAACCAGCTTTCTTAAGCTGTAGCTCAATCATTTTAAGTTTTTTCTGTACTTTTGCAGTTTTAGCAGTTATGGCATGTCCTAACATAGTGCCTGCGACATTAAATATCTCGCTGCTATATCTGCTATCAACCTGCATACCTAGATCCATTAGATCCTTATAGCTAGCCTGCGCTAAGTCAGCAAGACTATCCATCTCTATATCTGCTGTCTCTAATCCCCTGACCTGAGGCAATGCATTTTCAATCTTTTCTAAGTTGTTTAATGCTTCTTTGGTAACTTCCTGTGTATTTTCAGGAAGCGGAAAAGGCAAGTCTTCTCCTTCTTTGTTAGTAAGCTCAAATAGCTCTTCTAGTTTTTTAGTCATTCAGATATTTATTTCTTTTTCCCATTATAGAAAATATCATCTTCGGTGATTACTCTGAACACTAACCCTTTCTGCTTACAATATGCCATAGCTGCTGCCCATTTTGCGTGATTGATAGCCACTATAGCTCTATCTCTAGCACTTGCTACCCTGCTTTCTATCAAGCTTTGTTTCTTGGGTTTAATCTCAACTATCTCTGCTTTCTTTTTCCCGAATTTATCTTCATACAATACGAAAAAATCAGGTACATATTGAGTGTTTTTTCCAGTTAACGGGTGCCTATAGGGTATAGCCATAGCTTCACTTGCCCAGGCTATGATATTTTTATTAGTATCGCAGAAGGTCATGAACGTCAACTCCCAACCACTACGATATTTAGGTTTATGTTTACCTACATATTTACTTGGATTTTTTGGAGTGAATATACCTTGCGCGAAGTTCGCCATATCATAATACTACATTTCTTGCTACAGATTGATTTGGTCTAGGGACTACGCTTACTCCATAAAGAGTAGTCTTTGATTTAAAACTATTGAGGTAATAAGTTATAAGTTGATTCATTTGCAGTTTGTTATTAGTACCCTTTACAAATTCAAGCAAAGTAAGTACAGGAATCTCAGCATTTTGACTTATTTGAAATAGTGCAGTAGTGAAGTTAGCTGCTATCTTTTTCGTAGTACATACTTCTGTGAAGTATCCCATAACTATATCAAACTCGCTAGCATTTATAACAAGTGTCTGATTATAAAAGTTGTCAAATATTTTTATAGTTTGATCTAAGTCACGATTATCTTCGTCGATGATTGGCATATTATCCTCCCGCTCTACTTGGAGATTGACTTACTTGTTGACCGGCTGCTGGTGTCGTTGTTGGATTTTGAGGACGGCTCTGTGCACCTGCAGTTGGGCTATTGGCAGTCTTATCCGGTATCGGCGTAGAACCTGCACTTAGAAATTCAAACTGTAGATTTCTAGTTTTAGGAGGATCTCCTGCTATAGCGGATTTTAGATTTTTGCTAAAGGCATTTTTGAGTTCTGTTTTTAAAGTAGCCTTGACATCTATTCTTCCTGCTGTTTTGTATGCTGTACCTATAGTTTGTATCGCTCTGATGGCATTTCCTCCACCTGCCAAATCTTTTATTGCACCACCAACTGAATCTATAAGTCCACCTTGACCTAAGATAGTTCCATTAGAACCTGGCTTAGCTATAGGACTTAAAGTTCTATCATATGTAGCTACGTCACCGAATCCAGTTACTATATCGCCGGGCTTGCGACCATCTATAGCACCTTCATTATAAACTACAGTTTCATAATCAATAGTCATAGTGTTTTTCATCACTCCGCCACCTTCATCGTAGTTATAGGTGTCGTGAGCAAAGTTTGTGATTATAGGATTGATTAAAGTGTAGGCTATAAAGTTTTTATCATGAAATCCAAATACTGTAATATTTTTGAAGAAAGGTACCTTTGTAGGATCTGCAGTGCCAGGCTTCGCTGATTCTCCTATATATCCCCAATCACCGTTACCTGTTATAGTAGGTTGATATAGATTTCTGTCATAGTAAGTCACTAGTGTAGGGCTGACTGCTTTGCCACTTCCCGCACCCGCTAATCCCCTCACGTCACCGGGACCCGGCGGGACGCTTAAATCAGTAGTTGAGTTCGCTCCTCTTTTACCACCGAATATCACTTTAGGATTTGCACCATCTTTGTAGTAATAGGTGTAATAAGATGCCCATAATTTTGTTATTAAACTACTGTTATCATCGTGAAAAGTTATATTTACCGGATCATATTTTATTTTTGTCTGAACAATACGTTTACGATTGTATTGATTCATTTGATAGGTTTGCATTGTGAAAGATGGTAGTTTTACATCTCTCACTAAAAGACCGAAATTCTGTTGTGTAGTTTCTTTTAAATCAAAGTCGTATGCCGTGTTTGATATTTCAAAATATGTATGAAATAGAAACTTGAACTTAGGCGCATACTGATAGTTATTAGGCCTAAACGTTTTGCTAGCGTGGGTATAATCTCTAAGGTTATCGCTGCCGAAAAAAGTTCCGGCAGCGCCTTTTAGTAAGTCTTGAAAGAATCCCATAATAAGTTATTTATTATGTGCCAGCGCCGATACCTGTTACGCTGTCGCCACCTAATATTCTTCCAATGTCTGCACCAACGCCTGCGCCAAGTGGGGCTTGGATTGCGTTGTCATAGCGTATAGTCAATGCTATTGATACAGCATCGCTTGTTGCATAGTTTAATGTCTGATAGTTTGCTTGTTGTAGATAGCAGCCATATAGCTCCCAAGTTTCTAATACTGTTGGAGCGAATGCACCGTTACCACCGTCTAAGATTTCAATGTTTGTTTGGAACTTGTAATCTTGTCCAGTTGCTGCTGAAGCTTGTTCTACCATGTCCATCTGCTTCTGTAACTGCTGTCCTACTGCTCTTGCGACTGTGCCTGAAGCATCGTCACGAATGTTGACAGTCAATGGTTGCCATGCATGTTTGCCTGCTAGATATAAACGTGAGTTATATACGTTCAATGTTATTTCATCAAACTGTAGCTGGGGTCTTGCGCAGTCCATGACTTGCTTTGTTAAGCTCAACCCGCCTGCAGCATCTACACCAAAGTTCAGAAAGTTAACTCTGAAACGGAATTGAAGCTTAGGCATCAACAGGCCCTGATTGCCTCCGGCGTTATCAGATGCTACTGTCATGTTGAACAATGATTGTGAGGCTGTTGCCATTTGAATATCTCCTAATATACTTTATTTATCTGCAAATGGGAGCCCCTTACGAGGCTCCCTGTTTTATTATCAAGCTCCTGACAACTCGCCAGTGTTCAATATACGTACTGGGATGTAGATGAACTCAGCTGCCTTGACAGGCTCAACTGCTACGTCGATCCACAACTCATTACGATCTATTCTTGCTGGAGTGTTGTTGCTTTCATCGCAGACAACGAGATAGTCATATAGACCTCTCTTAGCAACTAGATCAACCATCAATGATTCAACTACACCAGCGATCTGTTGACGAGTCAACGCATCGTTTGGTTCGAACACGAATGGTCTTGCTGCTATTGTTAGCTGACGACGAATATATGCAACTAGTCTTGCTACGTTAGTTCTATCCAACGCACTTTGACTATTGAATGAGGTCTTGTTACCATAGTTTAACAAGCCGTTACCAGTAAAGAACACTAGTGGGTTTATGAAGTTTAGATATAGTGTGTTACGTATACCTAGGTTAGTCTTCATGACTTGGAACTCACCAGTTGATCTGTCAAGATAACCGATTGCTGTTGCGTTATCAATGATACCACGACGAGTACCTGCTGCTGCTAACCAAGGAAAAGCGATTGTGTCGTTACGCAAGAATGTACGTAACATCATATGACTTGGTGGAACAGCGACTAAGTTACCGTTAGTTGGTTCTGGGGCAATGCCGCTTGGATAGAACAAGCCAAGATAAGTGTTGCGTGTTACACAACCTGCTTCACCTGTGCTTGTAGCACCTGCTGCGTTAGTTGCCCAGGCCTGTATCAATGTCGCGCTTTCTGGTAATCCCATTGGAGTATCGCCTAAGATATAAGATGTCTCGCCGCGATCACTGTTCAATGCTACCATGTTTGGCTGCAACTCTGGATAGTATGGAGCAGCTTGTAAATTAAAGAAGTTATCTTCATCACGTAGTGCTGAGTTACTGTCTAGTGATGCGCGCATTGCTGCAACAACCATTGCTCTTTGAGCTTGGCGTCCCATGAATGCCTTACCGTTTGATTGCAATCCTGAAGCACTTACCCATGTATAACTTACTTGTGGTAAGTTGTTTACATCAGTTGGATCACCTGGATCATAAGCACCTGCATTAGGATAGGCTTGACCTGTGAAGTAGCTTGTTCTAAACTGCTTGACATTGTATCCTGAACGGCGTGTGTTGAATAACAACATACCTGTTGGATATAATGAGTCACTTGGGCAATCTAAATCAATGTAATCGCTAGTTAGTAGTGAACTAATAGTTGGAACAGGATCATCTACAGGATTTATCGCCCCTGATGAGCTCCAACGTGCATCTGCGAACAAGCAACCTTGTGGATTGACTTGATCAGTTGTATCTACTAGTACCCATTGATCTACACCGTCAACTGCTTGCCAACGACGAATGATTGGATAGTTTTCAAGATCGCTTGTATCTATCCATAGATCGCCATATACTAAAGCTGTATTGTCTGACTGCTCAGTTGGTTCGCTAGCACTTACTATTGGTCCATTTGGATCAGTAGCATTCACGCCAGTTGGTGTTGGGAAACCATTTGAATCATAGTTTTGATTCTTGTAGCCACGCCATGCGCCATTATAGTTTACCATGATATCAGCCTGATCTACTACGTTGTAGAACCAGTTAGTCAAGTTATCTGGCTGTGCAGTTGGTGCACCTTCATTTGCTGTATAGTCTAAGAATACCCAGTTACTTAACTGTGTAGTATAGACTGGTGTGGGTGCTCCTGAAACCTGTGCTACTCCCTGAACCACGCCGCCACCGCTTACTTCTGTGACTGCTAATACTAGATCATTTCCAGGAGTTGCACCTCCTAAATCTGTACCTGGTATCGTTAGCTGATCTCCTACTGTATAACCTGTTCCTGCGCCGACAAAAGTTGCAGCTTGGAAAATATATACGTTATATGCTGAGATCACTGATAGCTGGAATCCAGTACCAGTTCCGCCTGTTGCTGTGCCAGTAGCTGTATAAACTCTGCCTGGACCGGCGACAACACCGTCTGTGCTATTTTGAACGAAACCTGCACCCGACATCAAGTTGTTGCTTTGTCCTGATAATGCATCGTTAACAACTATTACACCGCCTTCTGTGTGTACTAGTTGTATAGCTCCATCTGTAGTGACGCTAGCAGTTGTATAAGGTACTGCAGCAGCAGCCCATGCTGTAACGAAATCAACAGCATCGCTATTATTAGGAACATTTAAGTTATAAGTGCTGCTTAAATCTGAGCTACCAGGAATTGATACCTGTATTTGAGCAGAGTATGGTCCTGATGTCAAGTTAACACTTGTATTTGTTCCAGTAATGATAGTTGGGCCTGTAGCTACTCTTCTCTTGTAATATACAGGAGAAGGAGCATATCCACCGTTGAAACTATATTCTGCATATAGTGTTCCAGCCGGTATTGCTTGACCGCCAGTAGCATCTAATGACGCATTTACTGCCCAGTCGCTACGTGCTAGATTTACTGTGCGATTGATCCATGAAGCTGCAGCCTGGCTATATTCACTGATTACTGGTAATAATCCATTGCCTGCACTACCGATCTTGATCCATACTGAACCACTTGGTCTTGGGAAAGTCTGACCTGCAGTCCATAATGGTTGTTGTGCTGATGTGCCATATGCATATGCAGGTTGATATACCAACCCTGTTGATATGCCTATATCTGCCAACACTGTGCCTGATATTGATGTTATATTGATGCCAGGAGGAGCGCCGTCGGTAGGAGATAAATGACAGAATATCTGTAGTTTTCCGCCTGATGTCACGCTAGCGCTAAGATACTCCCAACCTAAGTTATTGATCGATGCTGCAACACCGGATACATTATTCAATCCGCCGCCTGCAACTGTTATTGTTGCACTCACGAATCCGTAAGTTGATGAACCAAGATTTATACCGAACTGATTTCCTACAGTTAGTGTAGGATTGCTTTCAGTACCTATGATTGTTGGTACGCTTTCTGCCCATGCATCTAATCCTATTTCTACCCAGCTGTTATTAGGAGCTTTATAGAAAAAAGTACCTGCATTTACAGGAGGATCAATGTCTTTCTGAGTCCATACTGCATAATCACCTATAGCGCCTAAGCTTGCTATTGGAACTCCGCCGCTCATCTGATTAGAATCAGTAATAACTAGTGGAGTTTGTAGTGCGAATGTGCCAGTAGTTGCGTTGAACTCATAAATGCCCCAACTTGAATCTGTTGCATCTAACCAGTAAGTTCCGTCTGCTGGTGCACCAACTGGACGACCTGAACTTCCTACGAGGCTTGCTAAGTCTATGTCTGCTCTGACTGCATAAAGATTGTTTGTAACACCAAGTGCAGAATAAGCTGCTAACAGACCATACTCATTAAGTTCATAACCTTGTAATGGAGTACCGTCTGTTGATGTATAAAAGAATGGGTTACCGTATATTGTCACTAGCTCGCGTTGGCTAGTGATCTGATAGAGCTTACCTGCATTTGCTGCAGTCGTGCCTTCAGCTATACCTGTACCGTTTGGATTTGCTTTGTCTTGTGCTGTTGCTAACAAGACGAAAGGAACTGAATTTGTAGGCGCTGGAAGATATTGACTTTGGTCAATGATCGTAACTTCTACGCCAGGTGATACTAGTGCCATATTTTTACTTCCTATGTGTAATATTTTGAGGCTTACAACAAGCCTGAGTTGTCTCTATTATTTATAACAAAAGGCAAAAAATAACGGATACAGATACCTTCGAAGGTTTTTTTCTAAATACTATAATGAATAACGCTAGACCTATTTGTAAAAGCTGTAATAGAAACCCAAGGGCAGTTAACTATATCCGCGATGGAATAAAACACTATCGCAGTATATGTGATGAATGCGGCAAAAAGAAAGGAAAATCTAAGCCTAGAGTACCTAACTGGGAAAGGACTGGCTATAAAAAGAAGTCCACTTGTGATAACTGCGGCTTTAGAAGCATATACCCTACGCAAACTACAGTGTTTCACATAGACGGTAATCTTAAAAATACTGCTCTAAATAACTTACGCACGATCTGCTTGAACTGCGTAGAGGTCATAAAAAGAAAAGAAGTTAACTGGAGAAGGGGTGATTTACAGATTGATTACTGAATCGATTTGTCTATGTAACTCGTCTACCGATCCGTTATTATCTATGTAGAAATCGTGTTCTAACCCTACACTACTATATTCACTAGCATGTACATTATATGATTCTAAAACTTGTCTAGCTTCTTTGTACCCCGAAGCATAGTATCCTTTATTAAGTATTAATGCAGCATCATACCAGGCTGGATTCTCTCCACGTAATACACGCAGATTTATCCCGCCCGCCCTTTTTATAGCCATCAACTCATTGGGGAATCTAGCATCGCTTAATACTACATTATCATTTATAGTGCGTAGTTTATTTTCTACGCTAGCGATCCAGATATCATCATGAAAAGCGCGGCGACCGACTTCTGTTCCCCATTGTTGTAATACCCATCTAGGAGTCAGATGCGGTATCTGTAATCTTTCTGCCCACCAGGGATCGACTTGCTCACGCCATTGTCTACTATAGACTGTTTTACCTTCAAGTAGTTCACGATCCCATCCAAAGATTGCACTCATGGCATCTTTTAACGGTTCGGCAAAACTCATTCGTCTAAATCCTTTGAACGTAACTAGGTAGTCAGCAATGGTATCTTTGCCTGATCCAATAAATCCTGTAATGCCTACAATCATATTAATATGATATCAATAAAAAATAATAAAATCAACCCTGAATCCATGTCAATGGTTGGCTATAATCCTGATATCTTTGCAAGTCTTGTAATAATGCTTCTTGCGCTGCTTTCGCTTCAGCTTTCATAGCAGTACCATTTAGAGTTGTTCCTCCGCCCGGGCCTGCAATGGTTCCATATTTTTCACGGGCCTCACCAATGATATTTTTAAGTACAGCTAATATATACTCACCTATCCAAACACTTGCGCCCGGATCTTGCAATAGTTCTACTTCTGGACGTTGTATATCTGCCCAAATTAAAACTCGCTCACCAGTACCCTTAAAGTCACGAACCATTTTTAATACTTTAGTCACAGAGTTGAATGTGTATGTGACATAGCCACCGAACATACGTGCTGCCAATTCAACATAACCAGCATAGAAATTATATGTAGCCATGCCGCCTGTATAGTTATAGTTAAGCAAATATGTATTTAGGATCGCACTACTAAATGGGTCAAAGCTTGTGCTGCTTGGGCCTGTCTCAAGACCTACAGTTCTACGAAAAATACTACGAACGTTTATGAACTGAGCAGGCAGTGTATATGTGTCTACGTTCTTGATGATAGTCATCAATGTATAACTTTCTTGTGTAGCATTCTGCGCACGTTGGCGATATAACTTAATAGTATAGTTATATGCTGCTTCATAATGCTGAGGGTCTAACTCAATATCGATTATATCTCCGCCCAAACGCAATCTTAAGTTGTTAAAAAGAGCTTCTTTTAACTCTTCTAGTGTTGCATTTGTTGGGGTTGATAATGGATCAGCAGACATTGTATATTCCGATTAATAATATTATTTATCGGAATTTACAGGTCATCCTCTTTTCGATTTTCACTGTGCCAGACACTGAACGAACCACCGGGATAACGTGCTTCAAGTTTCTTCACATTCTCTGCTACCACTTCGTTAGGATCTAGATCAAGAGCCCTACAAGCATTGACCCAGTACCACATGATATCGCCCAATTCACGCTTCATGTGAAATAGTGTTTCTTCATTGAGCGGTTTGCCTTGAAACACACACTTCTTTACGATCTCTTGGAACTCACCTGTCTCGCTACCAAGACCGATAGCACCGCAAAGCAATAATGGTACATTGACATCTGGACCATGAATATATTCACCATCTGGACCATATGCTTCATAGTTACCGTCAAGACGATCAAGACGATTCATGAACTCTGTTAGATCATGGCTCTGCTTGCTAGTTACTGCTGCTACAAACTCTTTATATTTGTTTAAATCTACATTTTTCATACAAGTCCCCTAAACATTTCTTTACGACCATCTACCCCAATGCAGTGATCAAAAATCTCTTTAGTTCTTTGCAACATAGCACATGCCAACATAAGTTGATCATTAGGTGTTGTTGCACCCAAGACAGCAGTATCTATAACTACCATCATTGTTTCCATTCTTTTTTCAATAGGATCAATACTATTCATTAAAATGCCCTCAATATAATCATGTTATTGTTGAATCGACCGTTCGGTGTAGTGCTTACAGCCTTGACACCATCAAAGAACTTACGTGCTGCAGGCTTGCTACCCATAATCACTTTTATCTGTTCTTCGGGCTTACGCAATGTTTTGATCTGCGATTCCTTAGTACAGAAGCCGATCACAGTATTACCCTTGACACCAATACTCTTACCGTATTCGTCAGCAACATAGTGATGAAGTTTACGCTTCTTAGTGTCATAGACCCAAGCCTCACTACAGCCATGAAGTTTAGTTGGGCTGATGCTAGTGAGTTCAAGTTTCTCAAGTTTGAAAGTCTTGAGATACTTGAGACGCTTGACGACCTTCTCGACTGGTACAGGCTTTTTAGCACGTGGCTTCTTGCCTGCTTTCTTCATACCGACATATGCGTTAAGATCGGCGATGACAGTTTCAATCGTACTAATGATGTTACGCAACTGAATCTTGCCGAAACGCTCATAGGCTTCATTCAACTGCTCATCTTTACCTGACGCAACATCATTGTATTCGTCCAACTTTGCCTGCCACGCACTAATGAGAAGCGGGACATGCTGGGGTAGAATGTTGCTTTGTGACAACACATCGATTGCCTTGATGCCGTCTTTGCCAGCACCCTTCTTCAAATAATCGTCCCAGAGACCCTCAAGTTCACCGCCAAGATTCAGAGTGCGCTCACGCATGATCTCCTGCACATTGGGTCGATTAGACACAACAGGACCGTCTGTAGTGTCCTCAGGCTGAGTCAGTATGATGAGACGATTGACCTCATCCTGCAACTTAGTAAGAGTGTCATTGTCAACTACGCTACCACGAACGATACATCGTGCTAGCCATCCATATGTGGGCTTTACATGGCGCTCATTGACACGGCGTAGTGTTTTCGCAACTTGTTGCTTTCCTGCAACTTCAAGATACTGTGCAATAAACTCACGGGCGTCCTTCTTGTCATAGAAGTGATTGTACCACCCAAATGCTTTTGCGAGGTCCCAAGTAGTGCTGACTGCATCAGCATCGAATTTGGGCTCGGGCCCGATGTACTTCGCGTCAGGGTCGCGGGGGTGCAACTCTTTAATATCTTTAAGCTTTGACATACGATACTCCGTGAATACTACTTAACTTATATATTATAATACCTTGCACATATAGAGTCAAGCCTTTGTAAGTCATTGATTCTTAAACTAAATACATATATGCCAAAGCTGTCCCTTTACTCCCCTACTAAGCAAAATGACTACAGATTCATGGATAAGTCCATATCTGAGATGCTTACTGTTGGGGGTACAGACTTATATATACACAAGTATCTTGGACCCAATGCTAGCACTCCTAGCGTAGATTTTACACAACCTCAATATGATCAACTTGATCCTACGAATATACAGGATCTATTGTTTTTGGAAAATAGAGATAGGATATATGATTCCAATATCTATCGTCTACGTGGCCATTATAATGTTCAGAATCTTGATTTCGATCTAAGCCAGTTCGGCTTATTCTTGAATAATGACATTATATTCATCACCGTCCACTACAATGATATGATCGATATCATTGGTAGAAAGCTTATGGTGGGCGATGTTCTTGAGCTACCGCATTTACTTGACTACAACCCATTAAAAGAAACTATACCAGTTGCATTGAAACGCTTCATGCAGATAACAGATGCAAACTATGCTAGCGAGGGTTTCAGTCAAACTTGGTATCCACATCTATGGCGCATAAAGTGTGAACCACTGGTCAATAGCGAAGAGTTCGCACAAATACTGCAAGAGCCAATAAACAAAGACAACTATCTAGGAATGTGGGATAAGGATAAAGTATATCCACCGGGATATGTCATATCTTATGGGGAATATAACTGGAAGAGCAAGATAGAAGTTCCTGCAGGCATTGCCCCGCCTAATCCTACTTATTGGGAAAAAGACACAGCAGGTATGTTGAGTGATATTCTCTCGACATACAATAAAAATATTGATATCAATAACGCTCAGTTACAAGAGGCTCAACGCCTTGTACCTAAGGCAGGTTATGATCGTAGCAAACTATATGTAGTACCTACATATGGGCCTTATGAAAGTAACGGTGTGCTTAGTTATAAAACCAATCAGCCGGCTCCTCCTATAGATGTGTTGACTTTCGGTGGCGGCGCACCGCAGACTACCGTAACAGGTCAAGTAGTTTATATGAGGAACCCTAGATATAAAACTGCTAGTCCAGTCATAAAAATAAGCAAAGAAGCAGTTAAAAGCATATGGGATATGACTGCTGACATGGACTTGTCTGCTAAGATTGATAAGTTCATGCAAGCAAGTTTAGAGATAAAAGAGATCGCACCAAAAAGATTAGATACTGGCGGCGGAGCAGTAGAAGGAACAAAAGTTTTAAGTGTTTATAGCGTAGGACCTATCACTAGTCCATATGGTACAGCAGACAATACATATGCTACTGCTGATGCTGATCCTACTGCACCAGGATTTACAGGTAATATAAGTCCTCAAATGAACTGGCGTGCAGACTGCGACCCTCGTTTTCAATATATTTCTCGTAGCACACCTAGATCATTTGGTTATAGCACAGGCTATCTAGACGGTGATGGGCAAGCACCAAACGGTTCTCCAAGCGGAGCAGGAATAGCATTTCCACAAAATCCGCAAGTTGGTGATTACTTCTTACGCATAGATTATTTTCCAAATATTTTATATCGTTGGGACGGTCAGTTATGGGTAAGAATCAGCACCAATGTCAGAACTGCAACAGGATTTGATGAGAATGATCAATCACAAGTATCAGGATTTATAAATAATCAAAATCAAATATTCTTGCAAGAGACAGGTAACGTTGTGCCAGAAGCACAACCTCTATCAAGCATATTACAGTTACCACCAGATCCAAATCCTCCACAACCATAAGAGTAATGCATGGCACAGTTTTTTTACGACAATCAGATACGTAGATTTTTAATACAGTTTGCTAAGATTTTCAGCAACTGGTATGTGACTAGAGGAAAAGATCCTGCAGGAAATGACATATTGATACGTGTTCCTGTAATGTATGGTGATCAGAGTAGGCAGGTAAGTACAATAATAGCTAATAATAGTCCTAGTAATCTACCTAGTGCACCTATGATAACTTATTATATAACTGGTTTAGAATATGACCAGCGAAGAACTCTAAACCCTACATTTATTGATAAGATGAATGTACGTCAAAGAGAGTATAACAGCGAAACACAAAGTTATGAGCAGACACAAGGGCAAGCATTCACTATAGAAAGATTGATGCCAGTACCTTATACACTACGCTGTCAGGTAGATTTTTGGACTACTAACTATCAACAAAAACTAGAAATAATAGAGCAGCTAGGTACTTTGTTTAATCCGGCACTAGAAATACAAAGCACAGATAACTTTGTTGATTGGACTTCATTAAGCGTAGTATTCCAAGATGGATTGACTTTTAGTAGTCGTAGTATTCCCGTAGGTACACAAAATCCTATAGATGTATTAAGCTGGAAGTTTTATATGCCTATATGGATCAGCACAAGCAGCAAACTTAAAAAGATGGGTGTCATTCAAAAAATCATTGCCAGCATTTACAAAGGCACTGCATTACAAGATATACAGGATGAGGATTTATTGTTGGGCACGAGACAGAAAATAAGTCCATATGGATATAAAGTTTTATTATTAGGTAATTCATTGCAGTTATTACCTAACGGACAAACTTTCCAAGATCCGTCAAATACAAGTTTAGATATTCCTGATAGTCCTAATACAAGCTTATATTGGTCTAGCTTATTGAACGTATACGGTAATGTAAAACCCGGCATAAGCCAGATATGGTTACAAAATCCCTACATGGAAGATGATATTGTAGGTACCATAGTACCCGATCCAATAGACGATAGGTTATTGATTTACAATATTGATCCAGATACATTACCACAAAATACACTTAATCCAGTAGATGCTATAATCAATCCTTTATTGCAAGGTCCTAATGCAGGATTGCCAGGACCTATCAATGGTCGTAGATATTTGATAGTAGAAGACATAGGTAGCGAGGGTAGTAGCACAGTAGCTTGGGGTACATTAGTAGCAAGTGCAAATGATATAGTGCAATATAACGCAGGTACAGGACAATGGTCCATATCTTTTGATGCTAGTGAAGCAACAGATGTTGAGTATGTAACAAATCTAACTACCAATGTACAGTATCGTTATGTTAATACAGAAGGTCAATGGATGAAATCATATGAAGGCTGGTATGGTGAGGGAGATTATTCTATAGTCATTTGATTACAGATAAATCAACGTATGAGTGTTTCAGCCGGTATATTCTTTTACGCTAAATCTACAAATCGTTATCTCTATCTATTAAGGTCTGATAAAACACCTAGCTGGAGCATACCCGGTGGTAAGATAGAAAAAAATGAGACTTTGCTTGAAGGTCTTGAAAGAGAATGCAGCGAAGAGATGAATGTATGGAATAAAGAATGGAAACTAATACCTATACAAAAGTTTACTAATAACAGTTTCACATATAATACATTTTTCTGTGAAGTTTCTCAAGAATTTACACCGGAGCTAAATGACGAACATTGTGGTTATGCTTGGGTGAATGATGACTTATATCCTAAACCTTTGCATCCTGGATTGTTTAGTACTGTGAATATTGATCTAGTTCAAGATAAACTGCGTATGCTTACGACACAAAACTAGCTACTAGCATTTGAAATGTTTCAAAACCCATAGCTCCTGCAACTGCAGCAGCGCCCATGACCATCCAGCGCACACGCTCAAGCACATTTACTTTTTCTGCTAACTTTTCATGAGATTCAGAATTAGAGGTCTGAAGTTCTTTAATCATATTTAAAGTATCTTCAGACCCCTTATCTATTGCACCACGCAAATCTTTGAAATCAAATTTGAGTTCATCGAACTTTTCATCAAGATTTCTGACTTGCACCTGTAGGACTGCGATGTCAGTCTCAGCTTGCTTAATTTTATTAACACGAACTGCTGCTGGCATCTTATTTTTCCTATTAGGAGTTTGTGATGGTTACTACTGGGTTCAATAGACCATTTGCAGTGTTTGCTGCAACTGCGCTGTTGAACGATGCTATAACGTCAGGATCAATGTTTGAAAGTACTGCTGTACCTGTACCTGAACCTGCACCAGTAGCAACGAATGTGATACCAGTCATGTTGGCAAATGCACCAACTGCTGTGAAGTCAGTTGTGCCAACAAACTCAATAGTATATACTGTACCTGCTACCAATGAAGCAGCAGCAACAGTTGTTGGGAACACTTCTGACCTATAGTCACTTAGTGACTGCACATATGCTGTTGAAGTATTAGCATAAGTTGCTGTGATTGTGAACGTGTTAGGTGATAATGCAGTGTTTGCTACATTTGCTGTATAGCAAGCCTGTGTTAGACCTGACGTTGTACCTTTTACGAGATACTTCATCTTTCCTTTCTGACGAACGATAAAGCCTGCTTCCGGTGTGCCATATACATAAGCAGCACCTGATACGTTTGCACTTGCGTTGGCTGCAAATGTTGCGAATACAGCATTTGCGTTTGCTATGTCATCAATAGTACCAAGAATGTTACCATCAACGTCATAAACGATTGTACCGTCTACGAATGTGTTTGCAAAGTCTGTGCCAACACCGTCAATGTCTGGGCTATCATCAGCGACAGTTATTGTACCTGTTCCTGTTACACCCATGCATACGCCAACTAATACTTGGCTACCATAGATTGCTGTGTTACCACCAACTACACCATATGTATTTGCGTTAGTTGCAGGATAACCTGCGCCGCCGATTGGGTTATTGAAATATGCATCAACGACACCAACTGTTAATGCTACTGATTGTGCAGTAGTTGTTGCCAAATTAAACTTAGTGAAAGTTGGGTTTGCTGACAATTCTGTTGCTGAAACTGTGAAAGTACTATTGGCTCCTGCATTCACTACTTCTAATATCCAGTATGTTGTACCGGCTACTAGGTTGCCTACGTTGCTTGCTGGAATGAATGGCATGCCAGCAATGATGCCTAGGTTAGTAAAGTTTGCATTTGTTGTGACTACTTCAGTAGTTCCGTTTGTTGCAGTCAATGTAACGACTGCTTGTGCTTTTGCGATTTTAAGTGGACGACCCATTGTTTTTCTCCTATAAGTTCGGGTTCTAGCCGATACGCGGCGGGGACCGCATAAACTCATAACAACAACGTTATGAATATGTTATATTTATCAAAAAATGCTATTTTATTACACTACTATTATTCGCCAACTGCTGCGCCAAGTTCTGTGACTGAAAATATGCCTGTGCCGCTTACACTGATATAAGCGATCTTATTTCCTTCACCGACTATGAAACTATTGTTTACAGTGTTTGCGGGAATAATCTCACAAGCTGACAGATTAGCAGTTGGATTGCTACCTACAACCACAGCAATTGCGCTACTAGTAGTTGATATGCGAACTTTTTCAGTACCTGATGCTGCTGTCTGTTGACTTGATCCGCTTGGTGTGTATATTGCTGCTGCCATTATATTTTCCTATAAAGTATTTATCTTACTTAGGCGTAAGTGGCGCCTACTGTATACCATTGAGTACTAGTTAGAGCTATGTACTGAAGTGTAGCATTTCCACTATGTGTAAGAGGAATATTAGTTCCTAATGCGTTAATTTGTGCTCCAGCAGCTGGATAAACGTTCATAGTTGTACTCGTAGAGTTTACAATACTTATAGCCATACCGGCTACTGCTGTAGGTAACACTACTCCGTTAGAACTGCTAGGAACGCTTGATACAAGATTAAATTCTTTAGTTATTGCGGTAGCATTTCCCTGTACTGTGCCGGCTGCTGCGATTCCTGTACCTACTGAACGTATATTATATCCGTTATTAACAATGTTACCTACTGTTAGATTACCAGTGAATACGCCATTAGTAGCCCCTATATTACCTACATTAGCATTACCTGAAACTGTTAAACTTGTAAGAGTACCTACGCTAGTTATATTTGGTTGTGCCGCTGTTATTACCGTACCCTGCAAGAAGTTTGCACTTACTAAGTTTCCTCCATCGACATTCCCTGCAGTAATATTTCCACTCACAGTTAATGAAGTTAATGTACCAACACTGGTAATATTTGGCTGTGCCGCAGTAACCACTGTACCTGCTGTAGTCGCATTACCATTCAAGTTTGCTGTTATGATGTTCGCACTAAAGCTACCGTTAGTATCTCTAGCTACCACTTTGCTGGCTGTAGATGAAGGGGTTGCATCGACCGCTGCTGTAACTGCAGCACTACCATTAAAGCTACCGCCTGTCAAATATGCGCCTAATGTTAATGTATTAGTAGTGCTAGCGCCTATAGTACCTGTGCCACCTAGTGCTATCGTAACACCATTAATGGTGATAGAGCTATTTGCAAGTCTTGCCTGAGCTAATGTGCCTGACGTGATATTGCTAGCATTTAATGATGATATGCTACTACCGTTACCTGATATAACACCGGTAGTTGCAGATACATTCGCGCCTGTAACATTTCCAGTCGCAGTTATAGTTGCAGCACCTAATGTTCCGGTATTAGCATAAAGATTTCCTGCTGTAATATTGCCAGTTACAGCTAGACTTGTTAATGTACCAACACTTGTAATGTTTGGCTGACTTGCTGTTGTTAATATGCCTGTCAAAAGTGTTGCTGATAGGTTGCCTGTAGCTGCATTAAACGAAAGATTTGCATTGGCACCTAAGGCAAGATTGCCTGACAATGCACTAACTAATGCAGGATAAAATGTTCCTGTAGTTCTAGTAGTAACTACTTCAAAATCACTCACGTTACTATAACTTACATTTAAGTTTGCAACTCTTGTCGTTGAGGTTACAGTTAATGGTGCAGTACCTGTTGCAATATTTGATACTAACAAGTTAGCAGTCACTGTACCTATACCACCTGCAGTTGTTATAGTAACATTACCTATATTTGAATTACCGTTAACTGTCAATAACTGTGAAGAGTTAGCCCATGTAAAGTTACTATCACCTACTATGATACCGGCAAAGTTATATTGTATAGAACTTGTTACACCACCCGCTGCGCCACCTGATCCGCTGCCTCCGCTTATTATAGAAGTAACTTTACCTCCAGTAACAAACACATTAGCAGTTATAGTTGCTGTTGTTAGACTTAATAGATTTCCTATGTTGCCGTCACTTGTAGTGCAAATCTGTATCGTTGTAGTTGTAGGTACATTGCAAATGTAATAAGTTGTATTTGCTTCTATACCGCTATTTGCTAGGTCACCATAAAATATTACAGGATTGGTATTTGCGAACGGTACACTATTAGCGACTGTTATTATATCTGTTGAGCTATCAGTAGCTGTAGCACTTGTGAAAGGATATAATGGTGTTATAGCTGTAGCATCATATGGACTGCCTGTTCCCGGACTATTATAAAGCTTGTATTCACTAAAACTAGTAGGTACAGTTTGTAAGAAAAATGTTCCTGCATTTAATGCAGTAAAACCTGTGTTACCCGTGATACCATTAATGGTGACTTCTGTGTTATTAGTTAATGCGAAATCTGAAGTTAGTGTTACTACTGCAGGGTTAGCATTGCTCACTGTAAGGATGTCTAATGATATTACACCTTTAGGAGTCCAGCTAAGATTACCCACTCCGTCAGTTGTCAAAACATAACTTATAGCACCGCCGTCTAACTTGACATCTGATACATTACCTAATGTGATTAATCCACCAGCATTACCGCCTTTGTTAACCCAATCAGTTCCGTCATATGCTAATATCTGTCCATTAGCTAATGTAGCATCTGTTATAAAGACATTGCTATTTGAACCTTCAATTTGACTAAATGATATCTCTGAATAGCTGGTAAGAACTTCGATGTTTTCGTTGGGTGATTCTTTACCAATAAACAGTTTTTTTTCGTCTGAAGCAAAACCAAACTCTGCTTCGTCAAGCTGGGGTAGATCGACAAGGTCGCCCGATCTCTGCTGAATTTTAGAAATCTGTATGATTGACATAGTTATACTTTACCGGTAGTACAACTATTTATACTTAAGGGCTACAGGAATTGTTTATAATATTGTTCTAGTTTCTGATACCAAAGCTCAGTATATCTATCAAAATCCTGTCCCTCGACTATAAATTCTTGATATTGATTATCTGCGCTGCACATGAATACTATGCCCTTACGTATTTTGGTATTATAAACTTCATTATGTGCTAAAGCATAAGCTGATAGCTGCAGGAAATAATCTTCGATCCATTCCCG